GGTCCGCTACGGCTGGCGCCGCCGCCGCACCCTCGTCCGCTTCCTCGCCCTCAAGCTCGACGAGATCTGGGGACGACTCCAACCAAGCCTGCACCCCGACCCGTGGTGGAGTTAAGTGAGGAGTCTCCGAATTCGCGGTCGCGGGCGGGGCTGGTCCCGCCGGAGCCGGCGGACGAGCTGGACGAGTACCTGGGGGGATGATCGTGGCGACCGCGGCGGACTGGATCGCGATCGAGGACTACGACCCGGTGCGGACCGAGGCCGATCGGCTCGCGCTCCGGGAGGGGTACGTCTTCGATGCTGGCCGGGCCAAGCGGGCGAGCGACTTCATCCAGCGGTTTTGCCGGGCTCGGGCCGGCGTCCACGCGGGCGAGCCGATCCGGCTGCTGCCCTGGCAGCTCGAGGTCGTGTGGCAGCTGTTCGGGTGGGTATCGGCCGAGACCGGGCTGAGGCGCTATCGCGAGGCCTACGTCGAGATCGCCAAGCGGAACGGCAAGTCGGTCCTGCTGTCGGCGATCTCGATCTACTGCCTGGTCGCCGACGGCGAGGTCGAGCCGGCGGTCTACGTCAACGCGGCCTCGCGGGAGCAGGCCTCGATCATCTATCGCGAGGCGGTCGCGATGGTCGAGGCCGACGCGCGGCTGCGGCGGGCCTTCGACAAGGTCGACTCGGCGCGCAAGCTCACCTGCACGAAGACGCGGGGCGTCCTGATCGCCAACAGCGCCGACGCCCCGGCGAAGGACGGGCTCGACCCCTCGGTCGTCATCTTCGACGAGTTGCACAGGCAGCCGGGCCGGAAGCTCTGGGAGCTGTTCGAGTTCTCGCAGGGTTCGAGGAAGCAGCCGCTGCTGCTGTCGATCACGACCGCGGGGGAGGACCTGCACCACGTCTGCTACGAGCAGCACGAGCGGGCCGTCCGCATCCTCGCCGGGGAGTCGTTCGACCTCCGGTTCCTGCCGATCGTCCACGGCCCCTGGGACGCGGAGGACGGCGGGGCGTCCATCGACGTGGACGACGAGGCGGCCTGGCGGCGGGCGAACCCGAGCCTCGGCTACGCCATCCCTATCGAGGGGTTCCGGGCCGAGCTGGAGAAGGCGAAGCAGTCGCCCGAGTCGCTGGCCAACTTCAAGCGGCTGAAGCTCAGCGTCTGGCTCCGGGAGACGGCCCGCTACTTCGACGTCGACGGCCTCGGCCGGGCCGGCGAGCGGCGGTCGATCGAGGAGATCGTCGCCTCCGGCGACCGCTGGTACGCGGGGTTCGACCTGTCGTCGACCCGCGACCTGACGGCGTCGGTCCTCATCGCGGGCGACTTCGAGGCCGGGTTCGACGTCTTCCTCCGGGCGTGGGTGCCCGAGGTCGAGGCCGTCATCCGCTCGGCCCAGGCGAAGGTCCCGTACCGCCGCTGGATCGAGGCGGGGGCGCTGACGGCGACGCCGGGCGAGCGGATCGACTACGACGTCGTCGCCGACGCCCTGGTCGAGGACTACGCGGCCCGGGACGTCGTCGCCGCCTACGCCGACAGCTACAACGCGGCGCTGGTCGCGCCCAAGCTCCTCGCGGCCGGGATCCCGTTCCAGACGATCCGCCAGGGGTTCTTGAGCTTGAGCCCCCCCACGAAGGAGCTGGAGCGGCTGATCGCGACCGGGAAGATCCGCACCGACGGCGACCCGGTCCTCGCCTGGTGCGTCGGCAACGCGATCGCGGAGCGCGACCACGCCGACAACGTCAAGCTCACGAAGAAGAAGTCGCGGGAGAAGATCGACGCCGCGGCGGCCCTGGTCAACGCGATCGCGGCGGCGCTCGACGACCAGGCGAGGCCGGACGAGCCGCTGGTCTGCATGAGCCTGGGGGGTGACTGACATGGGCGTCGCGACCAAACTCCGATCCCTGTTCGGCCTGGGCGGCCTGACGAGGCCCAGGCCGATCGACGGCGTGCCGGCGGACGTCGTGGCGGCGATCCTCGGCGCCAACCACTCGGGCGAGTGGATCACGCCGGACAACTGCCTGACGATCCCGGCCGTCTACGCCGCGGTCAACGCGATCTCGTCCGACATGGCGACGCTCCCGCTCGAGCTGCGGAGGCCGACGCCGGCCGGCGGCTCGGAGGTCGTGGCCGACCATCCCGCGGCCCTGCTGTTCGGCCGCAGCCCCGACGGCTCGACGACGCCCCAGCAGTTCCTGCGGGCCCTGGTCGCGCGGTCGCTGACCTGGGGCGACGGCTACGCCCGGATCGACTGGTCGGGGGGCTACCCCGTCCGGCTGAAGCTGCTGGACCCGGCCGCCGTGAAGCCGGTTGACGGGCCCGAGGGGGTCGACTACGTCGTCGGCGGCGAGCCGGTCTCGGGGTCGCGGATCCTCCACGTCGCCGAGCTGGGCCTCGACGGCGTGACGGGCCTCTCGCCGGTCGAGCTGTGCCGCCAGACGCTGGGCGTCTCCCGGGCGGCCGAGAGCTACGCGGCCCAGTACTTCGGCAACGGGGCCGTCCTCGACGGGTACTTCACGGTCCCGGCCCAGAACCAGGAGAAGCTCGACGGCTTCCGCGAGAACCTGCGGAAGCTGTTCGGCGGCGCGAACCGCCACGCCCCCTCGGCCTTCAGCACCGGCACCGAGTACAAGCGGATCGGCGGGTCGCCGCAGGAGAGCCAGCTCCTCGAGGTCCGGGCCTTCCAGCTCCAGGAGGTCGCGAGGATCTTCCGGATCCCGCCGCACAAGATCGGCGACGCCTCCAAGCTCTCCTACGCCTCGGCCGAGCAGGCGAACCTTTCGTACTACCTCGAGTCGCTGCGGCCGCGGTGCGAGGCCCTCGAGGCGGCCCTCGCCCTCAAGCTGCTGACCGAGACGGAGCGGGCGGCCGGCTGGTTCTGGCGGTTCGACTTCAGCGCCCTCCTCCGGACCGACCTGGCGGCCCGCGCGGGCTGGATCCGCAACCTCGCGGCCTCCGGGCTGCTGCGGGTGGACGAGGGCCGCGACATGGCCGACCTGCCGCCGATCGGCGGCGACAAGGGGGCCGAGATCCTCGTCCCGCTCAACACGGGGCCGTTGTCGGCCGTCGTCGACCAGGCCGCGAACAAGCCGGAGGCCAAGCCGTGAGCGATCGACGAATCCACGTCCGGGCCGGCGCCCCGACCCTCCGCGAGCGGGCCGAGGGCGGCATGCCGACGCTGGTCGGCCACGCGGCCGTGTTCGACGTCGAGACGACGCTGTTCGAGGGGAAGCGTTTCCGCCTCCGCGAGGTCGTCCGCCGCGGGGCGTTCGCCCGCGCGATCGCCGCGTCGCAGGACGTCACGGCCAACATGGACCACGACGATGCGATCCTACTCGGGAGGACGGCGCCCGGGACGGTCCGCCTGCGGGAGGACGACGTCGGCCTCGCGGTCGAGATCGACCTGCCCGACACGCAGCACGGACGCGACGTCGCGACGCTGGTCCGCCGGGGCGACCTGGCGGGGATGAGCTTCGCGTTCCGGCCCGCCCCGGGCGGCGAGCAGCGGACGATCGCGACCCTGCCCGACGGCCGGGACGACGTGTTCGACGAGCTGACGGACCTGGACCTGTACGACGTCTCGGCGGTGGCCAGGCCCGCCTACCGGGCGACCGACCTGGCCGTCCGGGCCGCGGCTTTGGAGGCCGCGCATCGGAGCAAGGCCCGCGAGGCGTGGCTCGCCCCGCGGCGGCGGAAGCTCGGGGCCCTGAAGGCCCGCATCACCAAGTAAGCGAGGAGCGAAGCATGAATCCGAACGACCTCCGCCGCCGGGCCGCCGAGCTGCTGTCGCAGGCCGAGGCCCTCCTGGCCGGCGTCCCCGAGGGCGAGGAGCCCCCGGCCGACCTATCCCAGCGGCACGACGACCTGGCCGCCCAGGCCGAGGCCCTGATCGACCGGGCGGAGCAGCTGGAGGCCATGGAGTCCCGCCGGGCCGCCCTGGCCGCCCGCGCCGCCGCCGGGCCCGGGGCGGGCGGCGGCGCGGCCCACGACGCCCGGAACACCCGCGGCGGCCGGCACGCCTACAGCGCCGCCCGCGCCCTGTCGTTCGCGGCCTCCGACCGCACGCCCGACGGCCTCGAGGGCGAGGTCCACTCCGACCTGGCGCGATCGCGGACCGTGGCGACCAAGGGCGTCCTCGTCGACATGACGGCCGCCGAGGTCGAGTATCGCGCCCACTCCGCGGCCGGGGCGATCGGCCAGGTCGTCGTGGGGCCGATTTGGCAGGCCCTGATGGCCCAGCTCGTCCTGTCCCAGGCCGGCATGCAGACCCTGGTCTCCTCGAGCCCGTTCAAGCTGCCGCTCGCGACGGCGGGCAACACCTACTGGGTGAGCAACGCCGCTCCGACCGAGGCCGACCGCTCGATCGGCTCGGCCGCGTTCTCGGCCCACACGCTCGCGGGCTCGACCGTCGCCGGCCGCCAGGACCTGGTGCAGTCCTCGGTGCCGCTGACCAACTACCTGTACTCGCAGCTCCTCGCCGACCTGGCCGTCGGGCTGCAGGCGGGCTGCCTGCACGGCTCGGGCGCGGCGGGCCAGCCCAAGGGCGCCTTCGCCTACGTCGCCGGCGACGGCGTCGACGTCCGCCCCGGCGCGACCAACGGCAAGGCGCTGACCTACGACGACGTCCTCGCGATGACCGGGGCCGTCGCCAAGGCCAACGCGGGCGAGGGCGCGTTCGTCACCAACCCCGCCGTGTTCAGCAAGCTCGAGGGGACGGTCAAGGTGACCGGCCAGGCGTCCTTCGTGGCGAGCGCCGATTCGATGACGATCGCCGACCGCCGCGCGCTGACGACCAGCTCGGTGCGGGCCGACCTGACCAAGGGCTCCGGAACGGGCCTCTCCGCGATCATCTACGGTGACTGGACCAAGGCGCTGCTCGCGATGTTCAGCGGCATGGACATGCTGGTCAACCCCTACCGGGCCGACGGCGGCGTCCAGGTCTCGGGGTTCGTCGACGTCGACTTCGGCCTGGTCCGCCCCGCCGCGTTCAGCATCGCGACCGACGTCGTCTACTCCTGACATCCCGGGCCCCGGGGCGACCCGGGGCCTTCCGTCCGACCCGAGCGAACCGAGGAGCGAGCCGTGCGAATCCAGATGAACTGCCAGGCCCTGGTGGGGGGCCGGACCTACGCCGAGGGCGAGGTCGCCGAGATGCCGGATCCGGAGGCGAAGCGGCTGCTCGCCGAGGGGGCCGCGACCGTCGCGGCGGCCGAGGTCCGGACCGCCGTGGAGAGGCCGGCCCTCCGGAACGCGGCCGAGAAGGCCGTCAAGCCGATCGTCGGGGGCTGATCCGATGGGCCTCGAGGTCGTCACGCCCGCCGCCGTCGAGCCGATCTCCGTCGAGGAGGCGAAGGCCCACGCGCGCATCCTGACCGACGCCGACGACGCGCTGGTCGGGGTGCTCTGCAAGGCGGCCCGGCGGCACGTCGAGGCCCGCTGCAACCGCTCGCTGGCGGTCCAGACCTACGAGCTGTCGCTGCACGACATGCCGGCCCACGGCTGGCCGTGGGAACTCCCGAGGCCGCCGCTCGTCTCGGTGGAGTCGATCGTCGTCAGGGGGCCGGACGGTTCGCTCGGGGCGGTCGACCCGTCGGCCTACCGCGTCGTCCTCGGCACGCCCGGCCTGGTCGCGCCGGTCGGCGCCTGGCCGTCGGCGGCCCGAGGCCCGGCGGCCGTCACGGTCCGCTACGTCGCCGGCTGGACGCCCGAGGAACTGCCCGAAGACGCCCGCGTCGCGCTCCTCATGCTGGTCGCCCACTGGTACGACCGCCGCGAGCCCGTGGCGGCGGGGTCCCTCTCCGAGGTCCCTCTGGCCGTGGACGCGCCCCTGGGCGGGATCGATTGGAGGACGCGAGGATGATCGACCCCGGCCAAATGCGATCGCGGCTCGTCTACCAGGCGCCGACCCGCGTCGACGACGGGGCCGGCTCGTCCTCCGACGTCTGGGCCGACGTCTTTACGTTGTGGGCCCGCGTCCTCCCCGCCCGCGCGGACGAGACGGTCCAGGCCGGCCCGCAGGTCCAGGGGCGGATCGATTACGAGGTCGCCTGCCGGTTCGACCCGCGGATCGCGATCGACGGGCGGTTCGTGATCGAGGGGACGGGCCGCGTCCTCCACATCGCGGGCGTCGTGGATTGGGAGCTGCGGGGCGTCGAATTGACCATCAGGGCCCACGAGGTCCAGGGCTGATTTAGGAGGTCGCCATGCCGTTCGTCGTCGCGCGCGAGGGTGCGGTCCAGGTCCTCGGCGAGCTGCTGGCCTCGGGCGAGGACTGGCAGCTCGGGCTGTACAACAGCGCCTTCACCCCCACCGAGGCCGACACGGCCTCGACCTACACGAGCCGCGAGGCGGCGTTCTCGGGGTATTCCCGGAAGACTCTGGCCCGCGGCGTCGGGGCCGGGAAGTGGTCGGCGCCGGCCCTCGCGGCCCCCAGCGGGTCGCCCGCCTGGACCGGCCGCGGCCAGGTCGCGAGGTCGTCCTACGCGGGCCAGTCGTGGACCGTCGGCGCGACCGGCGACGCGGTCCACGGGTATTTCGTGCTCGGGGCGACGAGCGGCAAGCTGATCCTCGCCGGGTCGTTCGACACGCCGAGGACGGTCGCCTCGGGCGACGTCCTGAGCGTGACGCCCGTCGTCGAGATGTGATCGAGGGGGGCGTGACGCATGGCCTCCGCGACCATCCTATCCGTCGTCACCAAGCCGGCGAGCGACCCGACCGCCGGGGCCTGGCCCGACGGCGGAGCCCTCGGATACTGGTACAAGACGCAGTCGTCGCTCGCCGCCGTGGGAGCCGACGCCTCGCTGCCGCCGATCGTGACCTCGTGCGCGTGGGCGACCCCCTCGGGGATCGGCACCAGGACCGAGGCGGCCAACAGCCTCGCGACGATGGCCCTCCCGCCGGCGCTCGGCGGCGGGCGCATGATCTACACGTGGGGCGACATCGCCCTCGGCGGCGGCAAGATCCTGCTGACGACCACCGCCCCCGTCGTGGTCTCGCTCTGCTGCTACTCGCAGCTCGTCGCCGACCCGCGGCTCTCGATCCTCGACGCCGGCACGTCCGCCGTCCTGGACTCCGTGAGCCAGCCCAACACGGCCGTACCTCCCACGACCTGGTATCGCATCAGGGTCGACGGGGCCGTCGCGATAAGGTTCGACAGCACGGCGTGGCGCGTGTGCGGCGTCATTTTTTCCCCCGTCACCGCGTCCTACTCCGACCCCGGCCTCGGCGGCCTGGCGATCGGCGGCGAGTGGCCGGCGTCCCTGGCGATCGGCCTGGCGGCGCCGATCGGCCTGGCGATCGGGATCGGCGAGGGGATGGACCCGACGGCCACGCTCGTCGAGGCGGCGGGGGCCGGCCTGGCCCTCGGCGGCGACTGGCCGGCGTCGCTGGCGATCGGCCTGGACGCCCCCGGCGGCCTGGCGATCGGCGGCGGGTGGACGGCCGCGTCGGCCTCCGACCCGACCACGCTCCGGGCGGCGATCTTCGCCCGGCTCAAGTCGTCGACGGCCCTCGCCGCCGTCGTCGGGCCCCGCATCCATCACGGCCGGATCCCGCAGCGGGGCGAGTGGCCGGCGGTCGTCTTCCACGCCCCGGCGAGGAGCTACGGCCACAATCTGGGCGGCGGCGACGGGACCTCGACCGCGACCGTGCAGGTCGACTGCTGGGGGACGTCCCCGGACCAGTGCGAGGCCGCCGCGACGGCGGTCCGGCTGGCCTTCCAGGGGTTCCGCGGCCCGATCGGGACGGTCCGGTTCCTGGGCGTCTTCGTGGACGACGTCGGCGAGACGGCCGAGCGGGATCCGCCCGGCTCGGACGTCTGGAGTTATCGGCACATAATCACTTTAGAGGCGCGGCATCGCGTCTCCATCCCCACCTCCTGAGGGCCCAACATGGCCGTCGTCATCCCCGCCCTGGGCACCACGCTTTCGTATTCGACCACCGCCGACGGGACGTACACCACCGTCGGCAACATCCTGTCGGTCGGCTACCCGTCGGCCTCCGTCGAGGCCGTCGACACCGGCAACCTCGGGACGTTCATCAAGACCAGCCGGCCCGGCCAGGTCGATCCCGGCGAAGTCGGCTTCGACCTGCAGTACGACCCCGGCGATACGACCCACGCGGCGCTGCGGAAGTACGTCACGGGCGAGACCCCGCCCGCGGTCCTGTACTGGCGCGTGATCTCCCCGACCACGCCGGCCAAGGGGGAGCAGTTCCCCGGCTTCCTGACGGAGTGCAGCCCCGCGGCCGAGGACGCCAACGGCAATCTCGAGGGCTCGGCGACGATCAAGGTCGCCGGCGCGATCACAGCCTACGCGGCGGGCGGCGGCGGGGGCTGATCCCCGCCCGTCGGCCTCCGCCCTCCAACCCAATCCTTCACGGAGTTCGTCCGATGCTCACGAGAGATCAGATCCTGGCCGGGCCCCGGCCGCAGGTCGTCGAGGTCGAGGTCCCGGCCCTGGGCGGCAAGGTGTCCGTCCGCGGCATGACGGTCGGCGACCGCGACGCCTTCGAGATCGCCAACGCCGGCGACAAGGGCAAGTTCTTCCGCGCCCGGCTGGTCGCCGCCTCGGTGGTCGACGCCGACGGCTCGCCGATGTTCGGGGAGCGGGACCTCCCGGCGCTGGCGTCGCTGGCCGGCGGGACGTTCGAGCCCGTGATCGACGCGGCCATGAGGCTGAACAAGTACACGCCCGAAGAGGTCAAGGCGCTCGAGGGAAACTGAGGCGGCGGCCGGAGTCGCGCCTCGTCCACCGGCTCGCCCTCCTGCTGGGCAAGTCGCTGGCCGAGGTGCGGGCCCTCCCGGCCGCCGAGCTGGCGGAGTGGATCGCCTACGACCGGGTGGAGGGCCTCCCGGATCTCAACGCCTACCAGGCCCACGTCTGCCAGGCCGTGATCGGCGCGATGGGCGGCAAGCGGGTCCGCCTCGAGGACCTGATGCTGCGGCCCGCGACGGCGGCCGCGAAGCGGCTCACGCCCGAGGAGACGGTCGGGATGCTGGGCCGGGCGCTCGGCCGGGGCGGCGAGGCACGGCCGCCGGCCGAGGGGAGGACGTCGCCGTGAGACTCGGACTGTTGGTGGACGGCGAGCGGG